GTTTTCTAACTAGCAAAAGAAGCAAAATTAGGAGAATGTTAATTCATGGGGATCTTGAGCGTTCATAGTTACAGCACCCGACCTTTCAACTGATATCAGATCAAAGGAAATGGCACTCAAGACCCTCACAAGCTAGGTTACGCTAGATGATATAATGGATTTGGTTAAAAGACAATCAGATACAGGTTATTCCCAATCAACCACACATGATGTGGAGGTAGCAGGCAGAAAGTTCATTTCAATGCAAGACAAGTATTGCTGGTTCACAGTCAATCTTGCTCAAGTAGCCCTCTACAAATATGTCAAAGGAGTTCAGACCCCAGTCACACACTAGGACATATTTTAATTGATTGGAGTTGTGATGACTTCATTCCAACCTTCAGAAGACAGTAAGGTACAGTCTATCACATACAGATTAGGATTAGATGAAATCCAGACCCCAGATCTCTACTTTGAGAATATAGACAATGGGGAAACCTTGACACAGGCATCGCTCCTGGTCCCCTACAAATATGTGGGAGAGCAGGAAATCTTGGCACACGCAGTGCTTGCAAGAAGTCAAGGGAAGATAAAGCTACCAAGGGTGGACATAGACAAAGTTTATGCAGCAGTAGCAGAAATTAGAACTGGTAAGTTCCAATACAAATCATCTTATGATGTGGAGTATGAGAATGCTTCTGATGTTGAATCAGAAGTTATTGAGGAAGCAGAGGAAGTCAAAGAGCTACCAGAAGAAGAACAGGCACCTTAAATCAGGGTCCCAGTTTCTTTTTCCTGCAGGAAGAAGATTTTATAGAAGTTTGACTTCTAAAACATGCCCATCGAATGAGTCATGGGTATGGACTGCATGATGTTCGACAACCTTAAAGATGCAGAGGCTGCTAGGAAGCTCCTCAACAAGAACAGGATTCAGAGTCACATCTGCTTGGACAGAGAGCAATACTGAGCAGCTAGATTCCAAGATGAGGGAAGAAAAGCCAGATTCAAGGCAGAACATCCAAGATCAGCCAAGAGATCACATTCTGTCATGGTAGAGGACACCAACAAAAGGGCAGCCTTCTACTGACTACCCTCATATGACAAACAACCAGTGGAATCACTCGCATTGAGGAGAAGCATCTTTTGAAACCAAGTGTAGCAGGCAGTCTGTGCCATTAAGAAAATGCCAGTTACTAGTGCCGAGCAAACAGAATAGGAGAGACACTATGTGGAGTCCCTCTATGCAGTATGGAGTTTTCCTGATATTCATGAATATACACTTCCCACTCCATGCATCACAGAGATGTCTGTGTGAACTCACAAATTCCTAGCTTCAGCTTTCCCATTCTTGTTCAAGTCAGAGCAAGTCTTACTAGGTTATCAGACAAAGAAAGTGGCAATATGGGGCACACCTCATGTGAAAGACTTCCATATCAAGCTAGGCATGAGACCTTAGAGGTTAGAAGAGGAGGATGATGATGATGTATATGGCAACATGTATTAGCCCTACCACAGATAGCCAGGACACGGGGTCTTTGACGTTTATAAACAGACAAGATCCAGATGTACAGAGATTCTGTTCAAGGTACTCTCACTGATCATAGGCATATTCTCATGGATCTGGAGCACCATAACAAACCCAGCTACTTACTACAGACTTGGAGCCTTCATTCTCTCCATCACAAAGCTCATTATGAGATGGATCCAGGATAAATCAATCCTAGCAAACACCTTGATAACCCTCACCCAGTGGTGGCTTAGATTCAGAGCCATGCTTCTGCTTCAACAAGACTTCATCGTTACGGCTCTAGACAGGATTAGAGATTGTAGATGGGTAAGGGATTTCGATACCTGGCTAGGTAAATACCAAGAGGGAAAGTAGATGGAATTCAGATATGCAGGCAAAGTCTACAGAGTCAGAGGGACAACCACTGCCCAATTCACTAGGAGATATTTGAGAAAGACTGCTCAGATTGATAAAAATCTCCTACTGAACATTTATGATAAGTCCTCATACAGATCCAATCCGATATCCAAAGAGGACTATGAGAAGGCACAGGGCAAATCCAAACTCTATTTTGATCAGAAAGACAACTTGGTGAAGTCAATGCCCATAGGCAGACTTAACTAGCACTTTGCAGCACAAGCTACCAAATCAGGCTACACTTTCACCAGGGAGGAGATTGAGAACAACCACCAAGAGAGAACTGGGGGCCACGTCAACATGTGAAGCATGATTGATAAGATGACAGCCTCCTAGTGGAACGCAGCCATCAAGACTTGCCAGGCAGCAGAATCTCCTTGTCTAATTGATGTAGGATCCAAGTTCACTGTAGCTAACAAGTTAGCTAAAGCAGCCTTCAGAGATGATGCCCAGAATCAGAGTAAGACCATTCCAATTCAGGATGCAGATTTCAATGAATGGGACACCATTATTGATGACCTTGCAGCTAATGAGAAGCTTGTTCCAATCTTTTTAGTTAGACCAGAGGAAGGGAATTACAATGAAATGTACTACCATTCAAGCCCAGAGCCAGAGACATTAACAGTTGGATCCAATGCCTATGTGGTAGTCTTCAAGACCACACTTGAACAGTTACTTGAACACATGGAAGAAGCTAAGTGTTATCACATGATTTCAGTTCTCATGAATGATGTCCACTATTACATCCCACACCTGCCAGAGTATGAAAAGTTGGACCTCACATACTATGTATCAGGACTCTAATTTGAGACTCTTCCTGGGACTTACTACCTGCCGTGCAGCGAAGGATCCTATTCAGTGTACACTAACTAGGATGGAGAGAACAGGATACTCATGAGAACCAATGGCTCTCAAACGGAGTACGATCATCTTAATGTGGCCCCCTGATCTGCTGAAACTTGCGTTGACTTTGGATGGATCCGCTTTTTCACATGGTCCGGCAAGAATTACAATGATAACTTCTATGTTCCTTCCTCAGCACAGTAAATCTCAGGCTATCCATAGTCCAATTACTTCTCAGAGACCTACCCAGAGAAGGCATACCCAGGAGAGTGATTCTAGACAGCAATTAGAGACTATGTTCAACAACCTAAGGTCCCCACTACAGTGAACATCATCATTGAAGACATTCATGAAACCCTCAAGGCAGTCTCTGTGCACCCTGTTTATCACAAGTAGGAGATTAAAGTGAGAGTGCATCAACAGTACAGAGTAGCAGACTTCATCAGAGCTTTGACTCAGTTCCTCATCTCACTCTCCACTTTCTTATCCTTTGGAATCTTCTCTCTGCCCCAATTGATCCGAAATGCAGACCTCCTCTATTGTTACTTTACGGGATATGCCCTCAAGATCACTATAGTTGATGAGAGATATGCTAATTTGAAACCCACAGCCTTCTGAACTCTATTTTGGTAGTTCTTGTTGCCCCAGTTTTACGGTCACAGGCATGTGCCAGAAGTCACATCACAGGATTGGAAGAACTATCTCCTCGGCTCTAAGCCAGACAAGATCTCTCAACATGTACATTCTGAAGGAGTTCATACCCCTCTTCAGTATTTTGTCAGACAGGAAATCCCAAAGAACAAGAATCTCGGCCCCTCCCAAGAAATCAAGAAGCCTTACTTTTATGAGAAACACTCCAATGAAGTCTCAGACATTGAAGCGCCTCAACTCACAGCTGATTATGCATTCAATATTCATGGTCTCGACCTTTTAAACTAAGCACTCTGATTGTATCAGGCAGATCCCTCCAAGTACAATCTACAAGTTGCCAGAGAAGTTGCATGCGTTGTGAGTGGATACAGAATCACCAGACAAGGACAAAGCATCACAGAATTTGAATTTGACAGTAAGTCCTTCAACAACTTGTACTATGCTTTTATGCACAGGCATAATGCTAACAGAGTCATGCCAGACCCTCAGTCACTCTGAGAATTTGAAATCTTCTCTAGAGCTCAGATATCTAAGTGGATAGACAACATGTAGCCCGTCAAAGACATCCTTCTCAAGCCAATATTTGACTTTATATCAGAGAGACCTTGGGACCCCACTAAGAAGAACAGGTACCTTAAAAACATACTTAGACAGATGAGGAAACCAAATAAGAAGAACTTCAAAGCCGTGTTCACTGCTATGGTCAAGGGAGGAGAAACCTATCAACTGAAAGGAAACCAAACCCCCCAGGAGCACGATGCTAGGCCCAGATGTATTTTCAATCCATCAGAAAACGCCTGTGGAATATTGGTCTATATTCAGTAGTACATATTCCAGGATCTCAAATCTATAGGACTAGATGGAAAAATAGTGGCCCCTGAATTTATTCATGGCATGAACTCAGAATAACTCCAAGAAAGAGTGAAGTACTTGTTATCCAGAGAACATTTAAGTGAAATACACAGCATCAGTATGGACGGTAGTGCTTTTGATTCAAACCAAAATCGCTACGTGCAGTCATGAGTGGACTGTGAATTCATTAAGCAATACTCACCAAGACTGCTTCAAATCCTTACCAGATGCAACACGGAACTCGAGTGGAACATTTGAGTAGATAGGCTTCACGCATGTATCATAGAGGCTATGTAGGATTTAAATTTGGACATTTTTGTCCCAACTCCGGGCGTCACGAATCTAAACAAGAAGTCTCTTTCACTATACAAAGCTCATGGATACCAAACCCAAGAAGTAGCACACTTTAAGATGTAAGGCACAACCTTCTCCGGACATCCAACTTTAACTACTTTGGGAAACACCCTCAGGAGCATCATGTATACTAAATATGCAGCACACAGGTCAGGAGCCCCAGTTCAGTGCATGGTGGCAGGGGATGATGTGGTGGTTTTCGCTCACAAGCTGGAAGTAGATCCATTCATCCTCGCTTACAAACAGTATGTTGCCACATCAGACAAGCAGACCCCCAAGCATGGACTAGGCCAAGTGGTTAAGGACTACATCGTTAGACCTTGGTGGAACATTGATTTTTGCTCCAAGTTCTCAGTCCATGTGGGAGATAGGAACACTTATGAAGGATGGTATATATTGAGAGACCCATGTAAACTGATTGAGACTAAACAAGTCTACACGGGCACAAATGCTGCCATAAGGAGAAATGCTTAGCTTCACATTGACGCTATGAGACAGTCAGCATCTATTGAGATGCCCTTGCCATTCGTTGAAGATCTTTTCTCTTGGAGACAGTCCAGATACGGGAAGGCATCAGTGGACTTTGAGACCTACGCCAGAATAGCCAGGAAGGTTCATTTTGAGGTCAAAATATCACCTCACCACATTGATACGGTGGAGAGAGTAGTGATGAATAAGTTGAAGTTGTATCCATCTTCTCTCGCCTCTCTGTATGAGAGCGGTACGCTTGCGCTAGGCGCTATTCCAAAACCACCTACACAGGTGTCAAGAGGCTAATAATTTTAAATATGCAGAAGCAATAGCCTAAGCAACAACAACAGCAACAGCAAAGAAAGAAGAAGTGGAGAGGAAAGAAGAAGAACAATCCAAACAACTCCACGGTCACTATGAATCAGACAAGACGTGAACAGTGACCAGCATTCAAACCCCAAACCGGATCCTTCGAGAAGAGGACATTCTCAGCAATGTCAGATGTGGACAAGTTTCACTATGCCAGGAGCAACCCTGGTGTTATTGATGCTTATTATGTTCATGACGGGATGCCAATCAAAATTGGTACAGCCACATCTCAAAACACAGTGGAGTTTTCCACCTCTGCCACAGACATCTACACTGTGTATTTATTCTGCCCCTCAGCGGGACATTCTGAGACTACTTCCAGATATTCAGGAATCTTCAGGCAGCTGTCAAATACAACATCTGTCACCTTCTCTGAAACATCCCTCACCACTGGCTCACTAAGTATGGTGGCTGCTTACGGAGGAGACATGACCTCTTTCTCACAGGATGGTTTTGTATGGGCAGCCAGAATGGACCTTTCCCTTGTAGGGCCAAAAGCTACTCAGGCAGGAGTAGCGTGGAGTGGTGTTCTCTGATATACTCAATTTGTTCAGGGTATAACATTAGCCCAAATGATCAAAATAGCAGACCCAATTGATCTCTCACAAGATGAAAACAGAGAATTCACCCTGGTTCAATCGGTTACTAACACCAATCTCATTTTTGAGAATGATGCGGGAACCAGACAACTCCAATCTGAAGCAGTAGCGTATCTCATTATCAGATAGCCCTTCTAATCCTTGTAGGATGGAACATACCTTGCATACAGCACAATAGGCAAGCTATCTTATAACTACTGCTTCTGGTCTGATGCGACAAACACCTTCGCTCATGGTCTCTAAAGAAAGCCTAATCTTGAGAGAGCATCGAAATCAGACTCTAGACTCAAAGGTTTGCCAGCAGCTCACGCCAAGACTACTAAGAAACACAATGTCTTCGAGAACGTCTTGGACAGAAGTCTCTAGATATTCAAGAAAGGAAAAGATCTCTATGGTAAGATCCAGAACACTTTTGAGAAAGATATCTCCCAAGTTCTTGGTGATGACATCTCTCTGGACCTCTCGGAAATTCTTGAATCTTCTATGCTATTTGCCACCCCTTGAGTCAAATAGGCACCTCTTTTTCAGTCATCAGATGAGATCTACTACCTTAAACAAGCTAGAAGGCAAGCCAGCTACCTCAATAGTTAGCCCCCTGAGGATCTGCTACCTCACTACACCGCCGTCATCTCAACCTTGGATGCTTACTTGACAGCCCTGTATGCCCTCTAGTCAACTGAAGAGGAAAAATCAGTGATTTCAGACAATCCGGAGTGCGAGCAATAGCTTCCACTTCTGACAGACTCCCAGTTTGAGACAGAATCCTGATTAAGATCCTGAGCTTTAATCCAGAAGGCTTCACTTGGATCCAAGCCTGAGAGGAAGAGAGGACTCTCTTACTAAGACCTTTAGAACATCATATCAGGCATAAGGACAGACTTCTCCTGTAGGAAATTCTTCCGCCCCAGAATGAATCAGCCTGGAGGCCCACCTCCACCCTTGGAAGAAAAATTTGCTCCCTTCTCGTCGCAGGACATTCATCACGAACCTATAGAAGAGAGTAAGGAACCAGATTCATCTTCACCAGAAACCAACTCTGGGCCCTGCATTGACAAAGCAGAGCCACCCTAATCATAACCTGATCAGCGTCGATCGAGTAACTGCAGCTTGTGCGGCTGTAGTTACTGTCAACCCAAATCCGTTGTGGCGTAACCACAAGGGCGCAAG